GTAGAATATAACCATTAGAACCACCAGTAATTGTGATGTTACCTACAGGTCCTAAGTTACTAGTGCCAGCTACATTAAGACTTGTTAATGTACCGACTGATGTGATGTTTGGCTGTGCATTAGTGTAGACAGTACCAGCAATCAATGCATTGCCTACTTGTCCACTGACATTAGCACCAGCTACTGAATTAGCCGAATCAGCAACAGTTGCATGACTTGCGTTAGCTACAGTACCGGTAACATTTGCACCAGTTATAGCAGATAGACCAGCGCCGTTACCAGAAAAATTAGTTACAGATAGTGTGTTGGTTGTTTGATCAAATTCAAATGCAGGACTACCAGCGAAGACTCCGCTATTGTTGTATTGTACCTGTGTATTAGAACCACCAGGAGTGCCATTGCCACCACCACCTGTTTGTGCAGTCCAGCTTAAGTTACCTGCACCGTCAGTTTGCAGCACATAACCATTTGTACCACCAGATATTTTAACATTTGAAATATTAGCGTTTAGTGCAGTCACCGGTCCGTTGACATTGGCACCAGCTACTGAATTTGCAGTGGTTGCGTATGCGACTGCACCGCTGACATTCGCGCCTGCTACTGAGTTAGCTGTAGTTGCATAAGCTACTGCACCTGTTACATTTGCTCCAGCAACTGAATTAGCAATCGCAGCATGAGATACTTCACCCGTGACATTAGCGCCGGCTACGCTATTTGCAGTAGTTGCGAATGCTACTGCACCCGAGACATTAGCACCGGCTACTGCATTGGCTGTCGTAGCGTAAGTAGCAAGACCAACTGCACCGCTGACATTCGCGCCTGCTACTGAGTTAGCTGTAGTTGCATAAGCTACTGCACCGCTGACATTCGCGCCTGCTACTGAGTTTGCTGTACCGGCAGTTGTAGCAGTACCTGCGCTTGTTGCATAAGTCGCATTTGCTACTGTACCAATGACATTGGCTGCGGAGATGTTGGAAAGATTCGCGCCTGAACCTACAAAAGTATTAGCAGCCAATGCACCTGTTGCTGCGTTGAATGTGAAGTTGGGGCTACCGGCAAAATTGCCGCTGCTATTATATTGTACTTGAGTGTTGCTTCCACCTGGTGTCCCGCCGCCGCCGGCAGTTTGCGCGACCCAACTTAGATTGCCGGCACCATCAGTAGCCAGCACATAGTTTGCAGAGCCGCCAGTGATAGTGACATTAGATACTGCACCTAGGTTCGCCGTTCCTAGAGCGATGATGCTAGAGATCGCAGTGATATTTCCTACGCTCGTATTAGGAACTGTCATCAATCCAGTAGTATTGTTGAAGGTAAAGCCAGCTGCTCCTCCAAATGACCCTGCATTATTGAATTGAATCTGGGTATTAGTGCCGCCTGGAACTCCGTTTCCACCGCCATTACCAGACTGGGCTGTCCAAGTTAGATTACCTGCGCCATCTGTCTGCAACACATATCCATTGGTACCGCCACCGATACTAAGATTGGAGACACTACCTAATGATAATGAGCTACCGTTCCAAGTTACATTAGGAACTCCACCAAACGAACCACTATTGTTGAATTGTAGTTGGTTATAATTTCCACCGGGAGTACCAGTAAACGGTGCACCATTGGCTAATTTGTAATATGTCGCATAGACTACATTAGCAGTGACATTGCCAGTAGTATTAACATTGGTTACAACATTACCACTAGCGTCAGCAAGCGGTACCGGAGGTATTCCAACGGAGAAGCCGCCAACCGAATTAAATGTATTTGCTGTTGAAGTCATGCTTTATACCTTTATATTATTTATCAGAATTTTAATTTTTGGGCAGTGTAATTAAGATTCTAGGAGATCTTAATAAATCTTAATAAATAATAGTATGCACACTCAACAGCCACATAGACCTGTATGCTCTCACTGCAACTTTTCTCTAGCCAAACCAAACGGCAGAAGCAAATATGGTTTCCAGCAATGGCAAAAGTATTGCACTGATTGTGCTAAAGCATTATATAATGACAGATTCAAACACCTACAGCATAAGAAAATGATATGCGAGGAATGCGGATTTGTACCAAAAGACAAGGTTCAGCTTGATCTCGTCTTCAGAGATGGCAATAAAAATAATAAATCAAATAATAATCTCTTGACTCTATGTGCTAATTGTGCTAGAATACATAATAAGAAAATGCGTACAGCACGCAAGTCAATCTACAATGCTACAGTAGACGGTGACACTAGGATTTCTTGAACTATTGATAGAACTTAAAAGCAAGAAGCAGTTTAACATCATCGGCTGATTCGTGTATTAATTTTCATCGGATAGCCCGCTATCTATTTCATCGCATAATTGTCGTGAAAGTTAAAAAATATGAGTAGTTACATGGGGGCAAACCAACAATTAACTAGGTACCGGGCCACCTTTGACATCAGGAGAATTCACGATAGTGACTGGGAAATTGTAAGTACCAGTGGCTCCTGTCTTATAAGTAGTGTCAGCAGGGTCAATTACCCATAGTGTATAACACGGATTGCCGAACAATGCGAGTGTATCATACCATACTTCAACTGGAGTCGTAGCATATGTACTGCCTTCTGCCCAGATAGCGGTATAAACATATCCGTGCAAAGGATTCTGTCCTGAACTGGTATTAGCAATAATATCAAATTGTTCTTGATTGATCTTCATCGCTATACCCGAGCCTGTGAGGTTAGGCGATACTTTACCGAACACCGGTGTTCCGTTGACGATAGTAACCCCAGTGCCAGTCTTTCCTGCACCAACTGTCTCATCTTCTGTGGAATATACTTGATCATAGGTAAAAGTTAGTTGTTCACCTGTTGTTAGTGTGGTGTCTGTCATTTTTATCTCCTATTGATAATGTATATATTTATCATTACATCACTGGATCCGTTATTACTAGCACGTTTCCACGCATCATGATATTAAAGCTATGGAGATCAAGTTCGTATGTTGGTAACAATTTATTGGCGATGAGATCACATACAGCTTTTATACCCGGCTGACTCTTTTCTATCATATCCATCTGCTGTTCTCGGTGTTCATCCGGAGGAGCTATCATGTAGTTGTCCATTATATCGGCTACAGTCCGGGCATTACCTACTTCTGGTATAGACAGAACAGGCGTCAATCTCTCTATACGTATAGCATGGTATTGATCAGTGACCCTGATCATCTTACCTTTGAATACTGGAAAATGTATGTTTTTGTTGGCTCTTGCAAGATCAACAAAAGCCATATAAGCAGTGTCATGAGATTTGAATAGTTTTATTACATAGGCGGCACCGGGCTTCGCATAGACTTGAGCATAGGCTGCATCATTATTATCTAGTCTCTTGTAACCAGCCTTGAATAGGATATATTCAGCCTGAACCAACGGCGGCCTGGTTATCTCATCCAATTGACTTTCAAATAATTCTTTTATACGCATCTTCTATTTATCGTGATTTACAGTTTTCACCGTGCCAACGCTTATACATACCAACACTTGCGGTCTTTCCGCAGTGTTCGCATGTCTTCTTTTTCTGTGATGGATGCGTACCTGCTGCTAATCGTGCTAGGTTGGCTTCTGATCCTACAAAGTTATGAGTACCCGCTTCAACTCGCTTCTTGTTCATGTCAGGTCCCAAGAAGTTATGAGTACCGTCAGCAATCAACTTCTTATTGAGTTTGCCATCAGCATTAGGACTTTTGCCATTTTGCCAATGATGCGTACCCTTCTCAGCATTTACGGTTGATGGGTTATTAGTGATAGAGTTGTGTGTTCCTCGTTCATATGCAAGTTTGGCGTTTCTACCATCTAAGTTAGGATGATTAGTTACCCAGGGATGTGAACCAGATGAGAATGCTTCTATTTGTCTATCACTTGCAGTTTTTCTTGCCCCAGCATCTTTTCTCATGTAATGATTGTCACCTGTTATTTTTGCTGCGACTTTAGGATTAAGCATAGGATTATTTTTTCCAGTACCGAACCCAATAGGATCAATGTTTTGATTCATACAGTTAGGCTTACCGTAATGTTCGGTAAGGTATTCGCCTTCTCGTTGTTTCAATGTTTCAAAGTCATCCGCAAACTCTAATATCTCTCGTGTTAGTGTAGATTTATCTTTAATAGATAATGGCCATCTACCCGAACCGATATATCCGTCATCTAAGTTTTCAGTGCTATGCCTACCTATGTAGTACTTGCCATTAATATGAGTGGTTTTGTAAATAAAGTGTTTCATATCTTTATTTATCATAGTCTGCTGCGTTTGTCAATAATAACCATAAGAAAAGGGGACCGAAGTCCCCTTTTCCACCTTGTATAACTTTCTAATAGTTATCACTGTAACGTGATCTATTGGAATGTCAAATTTTGTACTGCTATCTCGCCAACGTAATCGGCGGCATTGCCAAAACTGCTCGCGGTATTAGTGAGTTCTATGTAGCCGTAACGTGTCATGAATGATACGACCGGCTCGAAAGTGGTCGGATCAAGTACGACGCCAGAACTCATCAGAGGAATGTATGGGCAATAGAATGCCGCTGCATCAGTTTCTGATGATCCCTTGTAGCCTACGAGTACTGGCTGAGTGTCTGGTGAATAAGAGTTTACGAACACTCTCATTGCGCCATTCAGAGTACCAACAAACTTAGTGTTAGTTGGGGCTTCGAATGTACCTTCAGTTGTACGAGCGAATGCTGAAGTAGTTGCTGACTGAAGGACAGTGAGCGAGGCTGGGGAAACGACTGCCCAGTTACCAGCACCACGACGAGTACGCTGTGCGATCAAGTTAGCAACACGATTGATGAGGACTGCAAGAGCAGCATGTTCGTCACCAACGTATGTAGCAGTACCTGAAACAGTTGCCTGATTGAAGGTATACTCAGTTGAAGCGAGTGTTGAAAGTGATAGGAGGATTTCCTGATCGATTTCAGCAGTGATTTCTTGAGCAAGTGCTGCCATGATTTCTGCTTCAACGTCAATACCATGCTGTGACTGTGCGTCTTGCGCTGCTTCGAAAGTCCAACGAGCTTGGAGCTTACGAGACTTTGCTTCGACTGCTTGTCTCAGGATCTGTACGCTGATTTGCTTTCCGCCGTTACCTTCTAGGGTAGCAGTGTCTGCACCAGTGTAGTAGTTAGTTGCAGTTGTACCTTCTTGAACGCGGGAATATGCCTGTGCGATCTTGAATGGTGAAAGTGCTTCTTCACCAGCTTGTACGCTTGTTTGTGCTGCTGAGTTATCAGTCAAGCTGTTAGCATAGCGTACACGAAGGGTATGAATCTGACCAACTGGGCCAGTCATTGGCTGAACACCAACAAGTTCGTTAGCGATAACAGTCGGCATAACACGACGGATTACTGGGAGGATAACGCGATTCAGAGTTGCGATATTACCAGCTGTAGTCGTACCTGCTGAACTTTCAGCGAGTAGTTGCTTCTTGGTGTTTTCGAGAATAACACCCATTGTTGAGCGGCGATTGCCCTTTAAGCCTTCTAACAGAGCTTCTTTGGTCTCGCCCCAACGGCTTTCTAAAAGTAGTTTTGACATTATATGTAATCTCCTAAATTATGTCTATATTAAAGCCCTGCCAGACGCTTGATGTCGATAACGTTGTCTTTTTCCAACATATCAACTTCAGGCTGAACCTGTGCAGTTTTATTACCAGTTGCTTCTACGATAATGGATCCAGTTGTTCTGGCCTTTGCAGGCTTTGCATCTGAACCAGTATTGAGAACTGCTGGTAAATACTTGTCGAATGCGGCCTGTAATTTGGGGGTTTGGACGCTTTCGAGTAAACTCTTCATCACGCCGGCTTTTTCCTCATTGAGAGTAGACAATAGATTACCTAATGTCTGTTCACGTTGAGTTGATTCCTTGATGATTCGGACTTCACGATCCTTGCTTTCTACGAGCTTTGCTGCTTGTTGCAACTTGCTAGTAGCTTCGGCCAATTGTTGATCCTTGTGTGCCAGTGCCTTCATTACCTTGCGGGTTTCTGCCTTATCGTTGAGATAGGTGACAGAGAATTCACTTGCGAAAGATTCAAAAATCTTACGGCCGAAATTGTTTTGTCTTGCGACTTTGATGTCTTCTTTGAGTTGTGATAGTTCACCCTTAAGATGGGATGTGACGATGTTGCTAACTCTCTTGGCACTTTCAGCAACAAACTTGTTCTTGAGTGCTTCGATCTGCTTGCGTCCCTCAGCAACTAATCTGACCTTTGCTTCTACTACTGCTTGTCTGTCTACTGCGAATTCTTTGATTTCGCGAGATAGGGCGTGAACAATGAATTGTTCTAGCTTCTTCTGATTTTCCATTTGAATATTACGATCATTGCGTAGTTCTCTGATCTCTTCGGCTAGTTTTGTAACCATGAAGTCATTGAACTTAGTAGCACTTTCACGCAGCTTCAACTGTGCTTTTACACGGTCTTCGTTCATTGCTGTTCTTTCATTCTGAAATTCTGCAATTTCTTCTGAAAGATTTTCTGTCATCATCTTATCTAGGGCTTCTACCATAACGCTGCGATCATGTTCGTAACGTTGTGCGAACTCTTCGTGGAGTTCGGCACGAACTTGAATGCGGGCTTCGTTCAACTTAGATTCCCAGGCTTCGTTAAGTTCTCTGCCTACGTCTTCGTTGATTAGACCACTTTCAAGTAATGGTTTGATAGCATCTAGCATACCTTTAATCCTTTTTAAAGTTTTAGTTCAGTGATGAGGCGTTTTACTTCCTCAGCTAAGTATCGTTGTACTTTCTTGTTGCCCTGAGCATCCTTAGCAATCTCTAACACTTTATTTCCGTACTTCATATTCTGAAGTCCTTCATAAATTGCTTTGGGATATGCATTTGGAGCGCTCGGTTGAGCAACAATATCAACAGTGATGATTTCAAAATCACTGACCCGGCCATCCATATCGTTAACGTTTCCGCTACCTCTACTAGAGACGCCGAGCTTCACTCCCGATTCCAACATTGTTCTTACGAGTTGACCCATTGGAGTCGGAAGAATTTTCAATTTCCCAAAACCATTAGCACCGTCCATCCACATATGAGTGATCATATGAGATACACGATCTAGATTGATTTTGAGATCATCTGGGTGATCAACTTCGCCCAGAACTGAGTAACCCTCATGAATTTGTTTATTGAGAGTTTCCACAGCAGTTTCAATTTCTCGGACGGGGTAAATACGCTCGTTCGCATTCTTAATTCCGCCCATGATGAAAATACCTTTCATATACAGAGTTTTTAGACTGTCGTCGCCTTCTTTTACAGACTCAACAATCATCCCTGCTTTATCAAAAGTGAGATTTTCTCTTAGATAACTATTAGCCATGTATTTCTCCACATGGTTCAAATGACCATCCATTTTTATTAGTATTGCACCATATTCTTAAATTATTCAAAGCAACAACTGGATATTTTAAATGAGCTTCTTTGATGGTGGTAAATTTTTCACCAGAAGGAGCAATCCAATATCCTTTCCATTTTGTTGATTTGGTTCCCTTGTTTTTAGAACCACACTTTATTTTCGTCTCATCTGTGTGAGTTTTGCCATAAAAATGATTCTTCTCGCCGAGGTGTGCCAATCTATTTTTTTCTCTAGCACTATCACTTTGTACTCTGCCGGTGCTGGCAATTCCAATTTTTTGTTTAGTAATATCTGATACAGATTTACCTTTATGAACTGCACTAACCATGTCGCCAAATCCTTCAGGTTTCTTAATACCTTTTAGTTTAGCTGCTCGTGCTTGTTTCATATCTTCCGGTTCAATGCGACCTAATGTAGTAAACTTGCCGTCACCGTTGTGTCTATTGAAACTTTTCGGATCATTTTTTGCATCCGATTGTTTCAACATTTCTGCTTCTAAGTTACGCATTTGTGCTGCATCACCTGTTGCAAGTATCTCTCTTTTCCATTCAGATGGATTAGATTGAATCAATGGCTTTACTTCTCTACTTGAACAGAAATAGCCGTCGTTTGGATAGCATCCCTTTGCTGTACGTGAACCCACGTACCACTTTCCAGTAGGTACGTGAGTCCATCTATACACATATGCAGATTTACCTTCTGCATTAGAAGATTCGGAATTACGTGTAACCGAATCGTCTGAGAGATACAAAGCCATTTGTTCTCAGATTCCTTTATTAACGAATTGGCTTACGTGCAGAACGACGGGATTCTGCTACTGGGCTATGTGTACCTGATGCTTCATCCTTCTTCACAGGCTTTGGTGTTGCGTCACCCTTGTCCTTGAAGTTGTTCTTACCTGGAACGTTCTTGAAGTTACCTGCTCCTGGAAGATTGCCTTCGCTCTTTGAACCGTAGTTGC